AGTTGCTGATACAGTTGATAAGTTACAAGACTTACAAGGCAAATTAAAGAGTCTTAAAGAAGTTCCAAAGAACACAAACAATACAAACATCAAACAGGCTTTGTTCATCGGATCGAGTTCCCAACTTCATAAACTGTTAAAAGAAAAACAAGACATTAAAAAAGCGGAAGACGCTGAGTTCACAGACGCAAACGAAAAAAACGACAAATAATAACGCCGTGTAACTCGCAGGTTGTATAAATAACTATATGAAATGTTATAGTTATTTGATTGGGTGGAGTAAACTAAAAAAATATTATTATGGATCACGTTGGTCTAAAAATGCACACCCAAAAGATTTGTGGAAAAAATATTATACTTCATCTAAAACAGTTAAACAATTTAGAGAAGAAAACGGCGAACCAGATATTATACAAGTAAGAAAAACATTTGATACACCCCAACAAGCACAACGTTGGGAAAAAAGAGTATTAAAGAAAATGAAAGTTGTAACAAATGATAAATGGTTAAATAGAGCAGTTGGTGGGGAAGTATATTCAACAAGTGAAGATATAAGAAGAAGATGGAAACAAGGATGCTATGATAATAGACCACCACAAACGGAAGAACATAAAAGAAAAAACGCATTGGGAGTTATAAGATATTATCAAACACACTCTCATACAACAAAGGGAATACCATTGAAAGAAGAACACAAAGATAAAATTAGCAAAGGACTATTGAACAGTGAAAAGTTTAGAAAGGCTGTTGAGTCAGGTCTTCTTGTAAGATATGGAAAAGACAATGGAATGTATGGGAAAAAACATACAAAAGAAACACTTGTAAAACTGAAGAATAAAGCATTAAACAGAAAAAGAATCCCATGCAAGTTATGTAAAGAAGAACATCAACCAGGATATATGCATTTGCATTTAAAAAGAAAGCACGGTGTATATGGCAGTTAATGACGAACAGTATCTCGGAAATCCGAATTTAAGAAAAGCAAACACTGAAGTTTCATATTCTAAGGAAGAGATTGTTGAAATAACAAAGTGTATGGAGGATCCTGTATATTTTATTTCTAACTATATTCGTATTGTAAGTATTGACGAAGGTTTAGTTCCTTTTGAATTGTATAAGTTCCAAGAAAGAATGGTCGATACATTTCATAATAATAGATTTACAATATGTAAATTACCTAGGCAGTCTGGTAAATCAACAACTATCATTGCATACTTATTACATCAAGTTATCTTTAATGATAACTTTAATGTTGCCATACTTGCCAACAAAAGTTCAACTGCTAGAGACTTATTAGGAAGATTGCAACTTGCATATGAAAACTTACCTAAGTTTCTTCAACAAGGTGTATTAAACTGGAACAAAGGTTCTTTAGAGTTAGAAAACAATTCAAAGATTATGGCCGCCTCAACTTCTTCAAGTGCAATTCGAGGTGGATCATTTAACATAATCTTCCTTGACGAGTTTGCGTTCATACCTGCTAATATAGCAGATCAGTTTTTTAGTTCAGTTTATCCTACAATATCATCTGGTAAAAAATCTAAAATGATGATTGTATCTACTCCTCATGGAATGAATATGTTTTATAAACTATGGAATGACGCTGTAAATAAAAACAATGATTATATTCCTATTGATGTTCATTGGTCAGAGGTTCCTGGCAGAGATGAAAAATGGAAAGAACAAACAATTAGAAATACAAGTGAGGCACAGTTCTCACAGGAGTTTGATTGTGAGTTTGTTGGATCAATTGATACCTTATTAAATCCATCTAAGTTGAGAACACTGTCTCATAGCACACCGATTATATCAAGTGGTGGATTAGATATGTATGAAAGACCACAAAAAGGTAAAGACTATGTTATAACTGTTGACGTTGCCAGAGGAACTATGAAAGACTATTCAGCGTTTGTAGTTATGGATGTTTCAAAAATGCCTTATAGAATGGTTGCAAAATTTAGAGACAATGAAATTAAACCTATTTTATTTCCTCATACAATTGAAAAAGTTGCAAGACAATATAACAAAGCATATGTTTGTGTTGAAGTAAACGATATAGGACATCAAGTGGCAGACGCATTACAATTTGAATTAGAGTATGACAACTTAATGATGTGTATGATGAAAGGCCGTGCAGGACAAATATTAGGTGGTGGATTTTCTAAAAAAGGTTCTCAAATGGGTGTTAAGATGACAAAACAAGTAAAGAGAGTTGGATGCACAAACTTAAAATCTTTGATTGAAGCAGACAAGTTACTTGTTAATGATTTTAATATTATTGAGGAACTTTCAACATTTATTAGAAAGGGTCATAGTTTTCAGGCTGAAGAAGGTAACACAGACGACTTAGTTATGTGTTTAGTTATATTTGCATGGATATCAAATCAAAGATATTTCAAAGAACTTACAGACCAAGACGTTAGAGCAAGAATGTATGAAGAACAGGCAAACGCAATAGAACAAGATATGGCACCGTTTGGATTTATGAACGATGGTATAGATGATATGGAGACAATAGTTGATGATAAAGGCGAAGTCTGGACACCTGTTAGTATAAGAAAAGGCGATATTCTCTAAAATCTCATTTACATAAATAGAAGTGAGAATTAATGATACTTTATTAGCTAATAAGGAGAACAACATATGGCATTTCAAGTTTCACCAGGTGTTCTTGTAAAAGAAAAAGATTTGACAAATGTTATACCGGCAGTAGCAACATCTATTGGTGCTTACGCAGGTGATTTCACAAAGGGTCCCGTTGATGAAATCGTTACTATTACTTCGGAGAAGCAATTAGTAGCAACATTTGGAAAACCTAACTCGGATAACTTTGAGCACTTTTTTAGTGCTGCTAGTTTCCTAAGTTACTCAAATAATCTTAGAATTGTACGAGCAACAAATACTGGTCTATTAAACGCAACTGCTGAGACAGGTGGTTTATTAGTAAAAAACACAGATGATTACCAAACAAACTTCCAAGATGGTCAAGGTTCAGTAGGACTTTGGGCTGCAAGAACTGGTGGTGCATGGGGTAATGGTCTAAAAATTTCAATGTGTCCAAGTGCTTCAGTATATGAAGAACTTGCTAAAACAACAGTAGCAAGTTCAGACTTAGCTGTTGCTGACACTACAATAACATTAGCAGACGCTACAGGATTTAATGTAGGCGATATAGTTAATTTCGGTGAAGATGGTGGTTACGAATATAGAGTAACTGCTATTTCAACAAATGATATTACTATCGTTAGACATCCATCTGGCGTTGGCGGATTGCACACAGCAGTTGCTAACGGCGCTTCAGTAAGAAGAAGATGGAGATACTATGACCTAGTAAGTGCTGCTCCAGGAACATCAGCGTATGCTTCAGAAAGAAATGGATCAAATGATGAAATTCACATCGTAGTTATAGACGAAGATGGAGATATTTCAGGTACATTAGGTTCAGTATTAGAAGTGTATGATGCTGTTTCAGTTGCTTCAGACGCAAAAACTCCACAAGGAGATACTAACTATTATAGAGATGTAATATTCGCTAGATCAGAATATATCTATTGGATGGATCATCACGCTAGTGGTACTAATTGGGGTTCTGCTGTTTTAAATACAACTTTTACAAGTGTAACAACATTATCAGATATTAGTTTGACTAACGGTGCTAATGGCACAACTGCTACTATCGGACAAATGAAAACTGCTTATGAGAAGTTCCAAGATACAGAATCAGTTGATGTAAACTTAATCATCGCTGGTCCTTGTACATCTGCTCATATTGATAACTTAATCACAGTTGCTGAAGAAAGAAAAGACGCTATGGTTTTTGCTTCTCCAGAAAGAAGTGATGTTGTCAATGTTACTAACACTAACACAGCAACTTCAAATGTTGTTTCATTCTTTAACAATATCAGATCATCATCTTATGTAGTTTTCGATAGTGGTTACAAATACACTTACGACAAATACAATGATGTATTCAGATATGTTCCATTAAACGGAGACATCGCTGGATTATGTGCTAGAACTGATCTAGTGGCAGATTCATGGTTCTCTCCTGCTGGATTAAACAGAGGAAATATTAGAGGCGCTGTAAAACTTGCTTTCAATCCTAATAAAATTGAAAGAGATCAGTTATACAGAGCAAGAATAAATCCCGTTGTTTCATTCCCAGGACAAGGAACAGTATTGTTTGGAGATAAAACAGGACTATCAAAAGCTAGTGCATTTGACAGAATCAATGTAAGAAGATTGTTTATCGTATTAGAGAAGGCAATCTCAACTGCTTCTAAATTTCAATTATTTGAGTTTAACGATGAGTTTACTAGAGCACAATTTAGAAACATCGCTGAACCATTCCTAAGAGACGTACAAGGTCGAAGAGGAATTACAGACTTCTTAGTTGTTTGTGACGAAACAAATAACACAGGAGATGTAATTGATAGAAATGAGTTTAGAGCAGACATTTATGTCAAACCAGCTAGATCAATCAACTTTATAACACTAACTTTCGTTGCAACTAGAACAGGCGTTGCTTTCGAAGAAGTGGTAGGAGCTTAGGAGGATAATTATGCCAAGTATTAATGATTTTAAAGCTAGATTAAAAGGTGGCGGAGCTCGTCCTAATCAGTTTAGAGTTACCCTACCATTTCCTGGATTTGCAGCTGTAGGTGCTGAGACGGAGACTATGTCTTATCTTTGTACTTCAACTAGTTTACCAGGTATGACTTTAGGAGAAATTCCTGTACCTTTTAGAGGAAGAGAGTTATATGTTGCAGGTGATAGAACATTTGCTACATGGACTACTACAATTCTAAATGACAGTGATTTCTTAATAAGAAACGCCTATGAAAGATGGATGAACGGTATCAACAATATGTCAGATAACGAAGGATTAACAAATCCTGTTGATTATCAAGTTGATGCTTTCGTTGATCAATTAGATAGAAACGGAAATGTTATTAAGTCATACACTTTTAGAGGTATGTTCCCAACAACAATAGATGATATTGGATTGGGATATGATCAAAACAATACTATCGAGGAGTTCACAGCAACTCATAGATATCAGTATTTTGAAACAAATACTACAACTTAATACAGATTAAGTGATTATAGGGGCGCTTTAGCGCCCTTATAAATAAAAATATATATAATGTTAAAAAGGAGTATTAAATGGCTGAATTATTTGGATTCAAAATAGAACGATTAGGTAATAAAGAAACTGATCCAAGACAAAATATAGTACCACCTCAAGCAGACGATGGCACACAGGTTGTTCCTGCTGGTGGATTTTTTGCGTCTTATGGTGGATTTGAACAAGGTGCAAGAAACGAATTAGATTTAATAAGAAGATATAGAGAAGTTGCTCTACATCCTGAATGTGATAGTGCGATTGAGGACATAGTATCAGAATCAATTGTATCAAACGAAAATCAACAATCAGTGCAACTTGATTTATCAAAAGTTGAATATACAGACGCAATCAAAAAGAAAATTAGAGAATCATTTAAAGATGTTTTAAATCTTTTAAACTTTGATATTAAAGGGCATGACATCTTTAGAAGATGGTATGTTGATGGAAGAGTTTACTTTCATAAAATTATAGACAAAGATTCTCCAAGATTGGGTATAACAGAATTAAGATATATTGATCCTAGAAAGATCAAAAAGATTAGAGAAGTAAGAAAACAAAGAACAGATGGTGTTCCAAGTTCATTTGCATTTGAAAATAAGTTCCAAGAATATTATATTTTTAATGAAAAAGGAATACATCCAACATCAACATCAAACGCAGGTGGTTTAAGAATTGCTACAGACGCTATTTCATATTGTCCGTCTGGATTAGTAGATCAATCACACAATCAAGTTTTATCTTACTTACACAAAGCAATTAAACCTGTCAATCAATTAAGAATGATTGAAGACGCTGTGGTTATTTACAGAATTGCAAGAGCACCTGAAAGAAGAATATTTTATATTGATGTAGGTAACTTACCTAAAATCAAGGCCGAACAATATCTAAGAGATGTTATGGCAAGATATAGAAACAAAATGGTCTATGATGCTTCTACTGGTGAAATCAGAGATGATAGAAACAGAATGAGTATGTTAGAAGACTTTTGGTTACCTCGTAGAGAAGGTGGTAGAGGAACAGAAATTACTACTTTACCTGGTGGTCAAAACTTAGGACAAATAGAAGATATAGAATATTTCCAAAAGAAATTATATAGATCATTAAATGTTCCAATTAGTAGATTAGAAAGTGGATCAGGATTCAATTTAGGAAGAGCTGCTGAAATTAGTAGAGATGAAGTTAAGTTTACTAAATTCATTGGCAGACTAAGAAAGAAATTCTGTATGTTATTCCATGATTTATTAAAAACACAATTAGTTTTAAAAGGTGTTATTGCACCTGAAGAATGGGATGTGTTACAAGGTAACATTACATACAATTTCTTACAAGACGGATATTTTGCTGAACTAAAAAATTCAGAAATGTTAGCTGCTAGATTAAATCTAGTTAGAGATGTAGAACAATATGTTGGTAAATATTTCTCACATGAGTATATTAGAACTAAGATATTAAAACAAAACGAACTAGAACAAGCAGAAATAGATCAACAAATTAAATCTGAGGCACCAGAACAACCACAACAAGAAGTGCCACAAGATAATAAAGGAGAATAATTATGAGTAAAGATGATATTAAAAAATTTGTAAATTCAGTCGTAGATAACGATAACATACAAGCACAAAAAGACTTTGCAGCTGCTGTATCAGATAAAATCGGATCAGCAATCGATGCCCAAAAACAAGAAGTCGGTAGATCAATGTTTACAGGACAACAAGGTGTTAATGCTCCAGAAGCAAATGTTTTTAGTGGAGGTAACATAGAGGGATCAACAGATGGCCAAGACGTTCAGTAAATTTAAAGATGATATTGTAACTGAATCAAATGACTATAAGAGAACTAGGCAATATAACAAATTGAATCCTAGATTAAAACAGGCAGTAGATATGGTATTCAAAGCTGCTGATAAAAGTGGTGATGTTATTTCAAACTTTGAAAAAAATGTTAATATTGCTGCTAAAAAATTCAATGTTAAAGTAGATGACTTAATGGATTATTTTGACAAAGAAACACTAACCATTCTAAGGAGATAATATGGCGTTTGTAAGAGTTCCTGGATCGGGATTACCTCCTGCTGTAGCTTATTATAATGATAGTGATAGTCTTACTATTGCTGGAACTTGGTTAAATCCTGCTACCACTCAAAACAATTTTAAGGATTTAATTTTTAATCCTGATGGAACAAAAATGTACACATTAGGATATGCTACTACTATCTCTGGTAGAAATGTTTTTCAATACACATTGTCAACTCCTTTTGATGTTTCAACTGCCACAACTTCAGTAAACGATTATGTTAACGTTGGAGGATATATGGAGAACAACGAAGCTATAAGATTTAATAACAATGGAACAAAACTTTTTGTTCTTTTTGATTCAGCCAATCAAAGTCATAGTAGTAAAATGCATCAATATACTTTAAGTACCCCTTACGATATTACCAGCACTGTAACGGAGGGAACTTCCTATGTTTTAGGAAATCAGTATGATAATTTTAGATCATTTCTTTTTAATGACGATGGTTCAAAGATGTTTGTTAATAGACTTAGTTCTATATACGAATATACTTTAAGTTCTCTTTTTGATACTTCATCTGCTACATTAACTGGCACAGGTTTTTATACAAGTCATAATTCTTACGGTATCTCAAACTATGGTTCATCGAGCAGTATTGCTGGTATGCAATATAATAGCGATGGTACCAAGTTATTTACAGTTCATCAACAATCATCAATTGGTCATACAGCAAAAATAGTAGAGTGGTCGTTGTCAACTGCTTATGATCCTACGACTGCAAGTACAAATGCTGACTTTAACGACACAAGCACCTATTTTGAAACTGGTGAAGCTACTACTGCTAGTGCTAGCCCTACTCAATTTATCACTTTTAACAATAATGGATCAAAATTCTTTAGTTTTAACCATGCCCAATCACCAGATCCAGTAAAAATTAAAGAATGGACTGTATCTACACCTTTTAGTATGCTAAGTTCTTCTTCAGGATCATCAGGATCAACATCAGCTTCTGGACCTTGGGAATATGATAATACTGCTACGGAGGCAGATACTTATCCTGGTTCAACTAGAGGTGCAAATATAACTATTTCTAATGGTATAAAAACATATATAAAACCAGTGTCAGGAACAGCAGAGGAAGTTTATGTTAGTACACGAAAAATGGGTGAAACTAAAAATCGTGGTGAATTATCAAAATCTTTTTATGATGCTCAAAACGCTAAAGGAACACCATAAAATGAACTTTTTTGCATTTTGAAGACAAAAAATGTATAAATAGTATTAAGAGAAAAGAGAGATAGGATATATGAAACTTATTACCGAAGAAATAGAAAACGCCGAATACATTGTTGAAGAAACAAATACTGGCAAAAAAAATTACTCTATAAAAGGTGTCTTCATGCAAGCGGACATCAAAAATAAAAACGGTAGAGTTTATCCTAGAGAGACTCTTCAAAAAGAAATTGCTCGATATACAAGAGAGTTTATCGACAAAAGTAGAGCATTTGGCGAACTAGGTCATCCTGACGGTCCCACTGTCAACCTAGAAAGAGTATCGCACATGATTAAATCTCTATCACCAGACGGAAATAACTTTATAGGAGAGGCGAAAGTCTTAGATACCCCATATGGAAAAATTGTGAAATCTTTAATTGATGAGGGTGCAAAACTAGGAGTTTCATCTCGTGGAATGGGAACATTAAAATCATCTAATGGAATGAATGTTGTCAATGACGATTTTTATCTTGCTACCGCAGCTGATATAGTTGCAGACCCCAGCGCTCCAGACGCTTTCGTAGAAGGCATTATGGAAGGAAAAGAATGGGTATGGAATAATGGAATATTGAAAGAGCAAGAAATGAACGAATTAAAATTACAGGCAGATAAGAAAATACTAAGAGAAGAACGAGCAAATAAAAATGCTCAAATCTTTGAGAGTTTTCTTAAAAAACTGTAATTTTATAAATAATAACTGACTCATTTATTTAAGGTGAGTCTATTATTGCAATAATATAAAGTTAAACTAGAGGAGATAAAACCAATGGAAAACGGTAAAAAAGAGATCAATGCTCAAGCTGATCTACCTAAAAAACATGCCGCTCCAGCTGAAGCACCTAAATCATTAGCTGCAACTGTTCAACAAGTAATGACAAAAGCAATTACTTCACCGACAGATGCTAAACCAGATTTTGCACAAGGCGTTAAACCTGTATCAGGTGACGCACAACAAAAAAGTGCAGGTGCTGCTGATGCTATGAAGTCACTTCAAGCACAAGCGGATGCTGAAATCAAAAAAGAAACTTCTTACGAGTCTGAAGACAAAGAGAAAAAACACGAAGGCAAAGAAGAAGTTAAAGAAACAGAAGCTGAAACTAAAGATAAAGAAGACGTTAAAAAAGAAGAAAAAGAGGAGAAGAAAGAAGAATTAACTCCTGCTCAGAAAAAACTTCCTGACGCTTTACAAAAAGCAATAGACAAAAAAGACGAGTCTGCTGATGAGAAAAAAGACGTTAAAGAAGAAGAAGACAAAGAGAAAAAAGAAGAAGACGAAAAGAAAAAAGAAGTTTCAGAATCTGAAGAAGATAAAGAAAAAAAAGAAGAAGACGAAAAGAAAAAAGACGAAATCAAAGAAGAAGACGAGAAAAAAGTAATTCAGGCTGCTAAAATGTATATGAAAGACTCAAGTTGTTCATACAAAGAAGCTGCTGAGAAATACGGTTGTTCTGAGTCTGAAGTTAAAAAACAAGTAGAGTCTATGGAAAAAGAAGTTACTGAAGCAGAAGAAAAAGAAGTTAAAAAAGAAACTGCACAGGACAAAGTAAAAGACATGGATATGAAAGAAGATGTAGCTGCTCTAACTGATGGTGAAGACCTATCGGAAGAGTTCAAACAAAAAGCTGCAACTATTTTCGAATCTGCTGTTAAAGCAAAACTTGTAGATGAAATCGAAAAATTAGAAGCAGACTACGATAAAAAAGTCGAAAAGAAAAAAGACGAAGTCAAAGAAGAAATCGTTGACAAAGTAGATGCTTATCTAAATTACGTTGTTGAATCTTGGATGAAAGACAACGAACTGGCTATCGAAAAAGGTCTTAGAAATGAAATTACTGAGGAATTTATCGGTGGACTTAAAAACCTATTTGAAACTCATTACATTAACGTACCGCAAGAGAAGTATGATGTATTAGAGAATCAATCTGCTGAAATTAATTCATTAAAAGATAAACTTAATGAATCAATTGAAAAGAACATTGAGTTAAATCAGAAAATAAATGAATTTGCTAGAGAAGACATTATCGATGATATTGCTTCTGACTTAGCAGAAACTGAATCTGAAAAACTTAAAGGTTTAGCAGAAAGTATTGAGTATAAAGACGCTGCTAGTTTTAGAAAAAGTGTTGAGACATTAAAAAACTCATACTACCCTAAAGCAAAAGCGAAAGATACTGAATCTAATGTCGTAGCAGAAAATAATCAGACTGTTGATTTATCTGAATCAATGGCTGCCTACACTGCTGCTATTAGTAAACAAAGAAAGAATCCTTACAATAAGTAAGGGTTTAGTTAATTAACTAAAAAGGAGAGATAGAAAAATGTTTTTATCTGAATCAATACAACAGAAGTGGCAGCCCGTTTTGGACCATCCTGATCTTCCAGAAGTGAAGGACAGTTACAAAAGAGCCGTAACTTCAGTTATTTTAGAAAACCAAGAGAAGTCGTTAAGAGAAGACGCTGCTTTCTTATCAGAAGCTGCTCCAACTAACGCTACTGGTTCTTCTATTCAAAATTGGAATCCTATCTTAATTAGCTTAGTAAGAAGAGCAATGCCTAACCTTATCGCTTACGATATCGCAGGTGTTCAACCTATGTCAGGACCAACTGGTTTGATATTTGCTATGAGAAGCAGATACAACAGTCAATCTGGCGGTGAAGCTCTTTTTGACGAAGCTGATACTGATTTTTCTGGCAGAAACAAAGCTGGTTCATCAGTAGATGGATTCTCATCAACAGACCACGACGGATCTAACCCGTCTGTACTTAACGACTCATCACCAGGAACTTACACAAAAGGTACTGGTATGACTACAGCTGCTGCTGAAGCTTTAGGAGATGCCGCTGGTAACTCTTTTGCTGAAATGGCTTTCTCAATTGAGAAATCAACTGTAACTGCTAAAAGCAGAGCGTTAAAAGCAGAATACACAATGGAACTTGCTCAAGACTTAAAAGCAATCCATGGTTTAGATGCTGAAACAGAATTATCAAACATCTTATCTGCTGAAATCTTAGCTGAGATCAATAGAGAAGTAGTAAGATCAGTTTATATTACTGCTGAAAAAGGTGCTTCTGATAACGCTGGAAACGCTGTTAACACTACTAATGAAGGTATCTTCGATTTAGATACTGACTCAAACGGTAGATGGTCAGTTGAGAGATTCAAAGGTCTTATGTTCCAATTAGAAAGAGACGCTAACGCAATCGCTCAAAGAACAAGAAGAGGAAAAGGTAATATAATCATTTGCTCATCTGATGTTGCTTCTGCACTTCAAATGGCTGGTGTTTTAGATTACACTCCTGCTCTTAACAACAACTTAAACGTTGATGATACTGGAAACACTTTCGCTGGTGTATTAAATGGTAAATATAAAGTTTACATTGATCCATACAGTGCAAACCAATCTGGTAAACAATTCTACGTTGTGGGTTACAAAGGTACTTCACCATACGATGCTGGTATCTTCTATTGCCCATATGTACCACTACAAATGGTAAGAGCCGTAGGTCAGGACACGTTCCAACCTAAAATCGGTTTCAAAACTAGATACGGTCTAGTTGCTAACCCATTTGCTGGTGCGTCTGCAAGCTCAAACATCACTGCTGATGGTTTAGGTAATGCAAACGCAAACAGATATTACAGACGTGTTCAAGTTGCGAACATTATGTAATACATAAGTTGTTATTACAACATTCTAAAAGGGCGATGTAAAAGTCGCCCTTTTTTTTGGTCTACTAAATAATAATGCTATAAACACACAAACACACAGGAGGTATATTATGGCAGATAAATCAGGCTATGAAATAAGAGCTGATCTTTTAAAATTGGCAAATGAAGTGATAAATTCAAACAATTGTCAAATATCAAACAAATACTACGAAGATAAAATTAAGGCAGAGCAATCAGGTAAAGAGTTGCCAGACTATCCTGCTAAAGAATTACAAATATCTTCCGATCAAGTTATTAACATAGCAAATAAGTTTAATGACTTTGTATCAGATAGTAGAAAAATATAAACATCATAGAGGGGGCTGCGGCCCCCTTTTTTTGGCCTTATAAATAAAAGTATGAAAACACCATTTAAAGAACTTCTAGGCATACTCGTAGTAGGTGCCTTTCTTACACTAGTTGCACACGGACTAAAGTACTTAAATTCAGAACCTAATATATTAGAAGAATTGGAAGAAAAAATTAAAAAAGTACAACAAAAAGAAATAGTATTAACTGAATCTGAAAAAGAACTTGAAAAGAAATCTGTCGAAAAAGAGTGGCAAGAAGTAGATAAAGAAACAGATAAATAGTAATATGACGAAACTAAACGCATTTGCTAGACAGCCATCGACTTACGACTTTGCAAGTCCTATACAGTTTAAATTTTCAATTGTTAAAATGCCATTGATTAATTTTTTCTGTACTTCGGTAAACTTGCCAGGTATATCAATAACACCACCTGAACAGTCAACATCTTTAAAAGATATTCCTATTCCTGGGGATAAAGTTGTATTTGCTGATCTAAATTTAACCTTTATGGTTGATGAAAAATATGAAAATTATAGACAACTGCAAGACTGGATAACTGGTAAAGGTTTTCCTAAAGAACATGCACAGTTCAGAAATTATGCAAAAAGCAATGCTGATTTATTTCCTACTACTGCTGATGTTGGTTACAGTACCGAAGTTGGTAAAGTTTCTAAACCTATGCAAGATATAGGATTTTTATATTCTGACGCTGAATTAACTTTTACTACTAGTAAAAACAATCCTACTGTAAGGGCAAAATTTACAGATTTATTTCCTACATCTTTGAGTGGATTGAATTATACAACTCAAGCAACTGATGTGGAATACTTGTCGTGTGATGCTACATTTCAATACGGCATATACGAATTAGAGACAATATAAATATTTTATATTATAGGAGTATATTATGACATTTGACGAACTTCAGCAGATGGCTGAAAAAGATTTAAAAATAAATGATATTGAATTGGATATTGAGTCTTTGAAAACACCACAACTTCACAACAAGTATTCGAAGTTTCACAATCAATACATCAATCTATTAAAAAAGGCCGAACAAGAGTTGGCAAGAGAAACAAAACATAAATGGGAATACTATACAGGCAAATCGGATCCGTCTGTGTATCAATTAAAACCTTTTAATCTAAAAATATTAAAACAAGATGTTGATAAGTATCTCAAAGCAGACGAAGAAATAAACAAGTTAGAAGCAAAAGTAACTTATATTCAAAGTGTGGTTGATTACTTAGACAAAACAATTCGTATTATTACAAATAGGACGTTTCAAATTAAAAACGCAATTGATTGGAAAAAGTTTACATCTGGTGTAATCTAATGGCAGAAATATTAGTTGATAAGGTAGATGATGTTTATTTGAGAGTGGATGCTGACGCTGATATTCGTAGAGAACTTTCACAATATTTTTCATTTGAAGTTCCTGGATATAAGTTTACACCACAATTTAGAAATAGAGTTTGGGATGGTAAGATTAGATTATATTCATATGCCACTGGCCGTCTCTATGTTGGGTTGTTTCCATATCTCAAACACTGGTGCTCAGAAAAAGGTATAAAGGTAACTGAACTTAACGAGATTCTTACGCATAGGCCTGTCTCAGCCGTCGCCATACAAGAGTTAATAGAGGAGTATGGCATATCTATTAAACCAAGAGATTATCAACTAGAAGCGTTTAAATTTGCATTGGAGAATGAAAGAGGTCTTATCTTATCACCTACAGCGTCTGGTAAGTCTTTAATAGCATATATGCTGACAAGACATTATTTGAATTCAATAAACAACAAAGTTTTAATCATAGTGCCAACTACATCACTTGTTGAACAGTTGTATAAAGATTTTAAAGATTATGGTTATGACGTAGAAAATAATATTAGTAGAAAATATCACGGATATGATATTGAAGATGATAAGAGAATTGTTATATCAACATGGCAATCTCTATACAAATTACCTAAAAGTTTCTTTAATGGATTTGGTGCTGTAATAGGTGACGAAGCACACTTGTTCAAGGCAGTTTCATTGACAAAGATAATGACTAAATTAACTGATTGTAAATACAGAATAGGTATGACAGGAACTTTAGATGATAGTAAAACTCATAAACTTGTATTGCAAGGTTTGTTTGGCCATGTAAACAAAGTTGTATCAACAAAAGAATTAATAGATAGAAAACAATTATCAAATCTTAAAATTGTAGCACTTATCTTAAAACACAAAGAAGAGGATGCTAGAAAGGTCTATGGTGTTAAGTACCATGAAGAACTAGAATTTATTGCTCAAAATACTGCTCGTAATAAATACATAAGAAATTTAACCTTGGGACTAAATGGGAATACTTTATGTTTGTTTCAGTTAGTTGAAAAACATGGCGAGATTTTATATAATTTAATAAAAGAAAAAGCAGATCCAAATCGAAAAATATTTTTCGTTTATGGTGGAACAGAAACAGATGATAGAGAAAAAATTAGAGCAATCACAGAAAAGTCGGATAACGCAATTATTGTCGCTTCTTTCGGGACCTTCAGCACTGGTATCAATATTCGTAATTTACACAACATTGTTTTTAGTAGCCCTAGTAAGAGCCCTATAAGAATATTACAAAGTATCGGTAGAGGTTTAAGAAAAGGTGATAACAAAGATAGTGCCACACTTTACGATATTGCTGATGATCTAAAGTTTAAAGACAAAGAGAACTTTACTTTAAACCATTTTAGAGAGAGAATAAATATTTACAATAGGGAAGACTTTCCTTATGAAATTCACAATATAAGTTTAGATAAATAGTTATATGGCAAAAGATATTCAAAAAACAAAGCCGCTTCAAGTTAAAATATTAAGACTAGTTACAGGTGAAGAACTATGCTGTGTTATTCCAGAAAAACAACTTTCATCAAAATCTAATCTAGTTAGATTGCTAGAACCAATGTTAATTAAATATATTCCTCATATGACGGAACTAGGAGTTTCTGATTATATTGCGTTAGTTAAATGGGTTGGTTTTACAGATGATAAAATCATATCTATTCCAAAAGATAAAATTGTCACTATTGCAAATGCCACGGCGCCGTTTTCTGTAAGGTATAAAAAACTAGTAGATACTGTTAACTCTAAGAAACAGGAACTTCCTGATTATGTTGAAAGGAATCTATCTGCTGATGAATATAAAAAGATGGATGCTAAAGAAGAAATAAAGAAATCTATTGATGATCTACATGAATATGATGATCTAATGCCTAGTAAGAAGGTTCATTAGCTTTAAAGCATTCCCTGGTGAAACTGGACACCAGTATTATAACACCAAAAATAATAAATGTCAATAGTCTATGGAAGAATTTTATAAAATAACTATTACACAAAACAACAAAGAGGAGATACTATACTATGGCTATCTCTCATATGACCAGATAACGGCAGATGTTGATCTATTATATGAAGAAGGCGCTGATGCCATTGAGATGGAAATGATAACAGAAAAAGAGTTTGAAAAAGAGTTAGCTTGTTGACAAATAAACAAAATAGTATATAATATATAATATGACTAGAACGAAAAAAAAACCAGAACATTATGTAGATAATAAATTATTTCTACAGGCAATGATCGAATATAAAGATAAATGCGATAAGGCAGATAAGTCAAAAAGAAAACACCCACCTGTAACTAATTATATTGGTGAATGTTTTTTAAAAATTGCTAATCATTTATCGTATAGACCAAATTTCATTAACTATACTTTTAGAGACGATATGATATCCGATGGTATAGAGAACTGTTTACAATATCTTAGTAATTTCAATCCAAAGAAATCAAATAACCCATTTGCTTATTTTACACAAATAATCTATTACGCTTTTATTAGAAGAATACAGAAAGAGAAAAAACAGGCAAATATCAAATACAAAATGATTGAACAAGCAGGTATTGATGAATATGATACTCTACCAGGTGATACTAATTCTGAATACAAAAATCAGTTTTTAGAGTTTCTAAGAAAGAACAGACCTAATGAAGAACAACCTAAACCAAAAGAAATCAAAGTAAGAAAAAGAAAAAGAAAAACCGCCG